TTCTGCAAGGATACAGACACTTAAAAGAGAGGATAACCCACTTTACTATGACTTATTAAAGGAGTTCGAAAAACTAACAGGAACACCCATTCTATTGAATACATCATTTAACTTAAAAGACCACACAATGACAAATGACCCCCAAAAAGCAATTTGGACATTTCATAATTGTGATATGGATTATTTAGTATTAGGTAAATTTTTAATTAGTAAGTAATGAAATTATACGCATATGGAGATAGTTGGACGGAAGGCCAAGGTGCTATCTTAGAAGAAGAACAAAAATTGAAAGATAGAATTATTCTTAAAGATTTTAGAAATCAACATTCATGGCCAATACGATTGGCAGAAAAATTAAATTGTAGTCATGAAAACAATGGTTGGAGTGGTAAAGCGAATAATTTAATATTCAATGAAGTTATTAACGATTTGAGAAACGGAAAAATACACAAAGGTGATTTAGTGGTAATTATGTGGAGTTCTTCTTTGAGAGACCATGTACATTTTTTACCAAAGGGAGAGTGGATAAGTTGGTCAATAAAAGAACTCACTTTATTACCACATAAATTTTATGAATCATATAAATTTGGAGATGACAAATACAATGGATTTTTAGAAGATTACAAACGATTCTTTTTAGAAAATATGTTTAATCAAAACTATTATAATATCATAAACCAAAATTATATAATTTTTTTACAAAAAATGTTGGATGAATATGGTGTTAAACATTTAATGTTAGATGCATTTGATTTAATGGTACAAGATTTGAATGGTGATGATGATGTTACACATTTGATAAATAAAAAAAATTATTGGGGATTTGAAAAACAAACTATTAGAGATTATATAGTAAAAGTTTCCGATGAAACTGCTTGGGAATTCCCAGACTCATTTGATGTAATACCATCAAAGCACCCAAATAAAAAGGGATATAATCTAATAAGTGAAGAACTTTATAATTATATAGTAAGAAACAACATATTATAATGGCAAGTGAATTTCAATTATTTGATGGTAAAAACTTATCATCATTATTTAAAGATATATACGAAAATCAACAAAACAAAAAGAAAAACATTTCTGAATTGATTGAATCCCTTCGTAAATTAATTAAGAATGTAGGTGAAGCAACTGTAATTGCACCTATTATAAAAGATTTAATTGAGGTATCGGTTAAGAACGATGACCACTTAATTAAACTTGCAACAATAGGTCAAAGACTTGCGGCCGCGGAAGCTAAAGGTATTGGAGAAGATGGTTGGTTAACTGAAAGTGAAAAAGCACAACTACTTAATGAAATGGAAGATACCATAAATGCAGTAGAAGAAAAAAATAAAGAAAAGTTAACAGATTTAGAAATAGAAATTGAAGAAATAAAAAACAAAATCTAAATGTATAACATATCAGATAATTCCGAATTTACTGGACAAAACCAAAATAATTTAGAAGTTTATTTGGCTAAAGTAACAAAAGTGTATAAATCATCCGAAGAAATAAAGGAAGATTCATTACTATATAACATTAGTGCTAGTGTAAATTATAATAATGATAACAAATATAAAGATAAAGACCCTGATATACGATTTTTAGGTGCAGTTTTGTTTCAAAAAGAAGATTCAATAGTAAAAATAGATTATGCACTTCCTTTTGATAAAAATAATATAACATTTCCAATTGTAGGAGAGACGGTGTTGATATTAAATATTGGTATGCAACATTTTTGGATGCCATTTTCAAATACACAATATCCAAATTATAGAGAGGATTATAAAACAACAACCGGAGCTACTAATATAAAGTATGTAGATGCTGGTGGTAAATCTAGTTCAAATACTGATGATTACAAACAGGTTCAACAAACCGGAATGGCTAAAAAAGCCGATGATGGTAAAACTAAAAAAGATAAAGAATATAAAGTAAACGAAAAGATTAAATTTCTAAAACCAAGAGAAGGAGATACACTTATAACCGGTAGAGTTGGGAATACAATTCGTTTTAGTGAATTTTTTTTAACCGAAGATGGAAAAACTTCTTCACCTGGCATATTCATTCGTAATAAACAAAATCCGGCATTAGATAGTAAAAAATTAGGAGAATTAATAGATGAAGATATCAATAAAGATGGAACTTCTATTTACATATCTTCTAATAAAACAAAAATCCCATTTAAAGAAACGATTAAAAAAAGTAAAGTAGGATTTGGTTCATATCCTTCTTCCGGAGATTTAAAAGGAGACCAATTATTTATAAATTCCGATAGAATAGTTCTTTCAGCAAAAGCAAAAGAATTTATTATATTTGGTAAAGGTAATACTGGTGTAATTACTGATGGTGTATTTAGTGTAGACGCAGCATCATCAATATATGAACATTCGGATGGTGATATAACATTACATACTAATACTAAAATATTTTTAAATTCGGATTCCGGAGGAAACGTTTATTTGGGAAGTGATAGTGGTGAAGGAGATGCGGGAGCACCTGTTCAGCAAATGGTATTGGGTGGTGAATTGGTAGATGTATTAAAAACATTAATTGATTTAATTACAAATCAAGTATTTTACACACCTGCAGGCCCTTCGGCCATTGGGCCGGCTAACGCTGCAGGATTCAATGCACTTAAAGATAAAGTTGAAGTAATATTATCGGCTAGGAATTTTTTAAGTAAAAATTAATTTTAGATTATGTCAAAAAGAACACAATCTGAATCAAGAGCTGCAACCCGACGAGCTCAACTTGCAGTTAAGAAAGACACTAAAGCCAAAGGAAAAGCAAAAGAAGAATATAAACGAACTAGAGGGAAACAAATATCCGATGCTGCAGCCGCTAGGAAGAAAGCATTTGAAACGGGTGGATCGTGGGCCGGATTTTATATAAAAATGAGAGGATTTTTAAAAGATGATGATGCATTAGGACAGATTGGTAAATATTATAAAAAATATGAAAAATTTATTAAAAATAAGAGTACGATAGAATATGATAGAAATAGTCATGAAGTTGCAGTAAATTTTAAAAATATAGTAAAATCTATAAAAAGTTCAATAAAAGGAGAAGCAAAAAAAGAAGCAGAAAGAATATCAAATGAATCAAAAGAAAATGAAGGTGCAAAAAGATTATCAGGAGCAGAAGATGTTTTAAATTGGTTAGAAACGGAAGAATGGGTAAGAGAATTTTTAGAACAATATGAACAGGTTGTTGTTAGTGGTGCAGTTATGTTTCCAGGACTTTTACATGTAGAGGCAGGTGGTTTCTCAAGTGCACAATTTCAATTCAGAAAACCACGAGGAGGAACTAGAAAAAAGTTTTCTGTAAAGAAAGAAAAAGTAGCTGCTTTAGTAAACTATGGATTAAATGAGGCAGTTGCTGCTTATATGGCTAGTACCATAAATGCTAATAAATTTTCTCCTAATGGAGATTTATTACAGAGAGTTGGTGAAGGAATACAATTATGGTGGATAGGTAGGCAAATGAGTGTTGATAAGACTCCAATATTTGCACTTCCACCAGCAGTAGCTAGTAGTCCTGGTGATAGAACTATTATGAGTATGTGTTTATATCCTGGTATTTTCCCAACACAACCCATGTTCCCTATTGGTAACGTAGATAGCTGGCTTATAAATTTTATTATAAATGCAAATTTTCATTTATTATCTGTTGCAGGAATACACATATGTTTTCACAAAACATCTCTTACAGGTGTCCCATATCCATATTGGATAACTCCGTGGGGTGGATACTTTACAAAACCATTTGCAGTTCCACCATTAAATCCATTATCCGATTTACCTTGGAAACTTTCTCCGAAAGAAATTGTTGAAGAATTAGCACCTATGATATTAAATTACGCAGTAGAAGAGGGTGTAACAAAGACCGGTGAGGTAGCGGCATCAATAATTGTTAAAACAGGAGTCGTTGAAGGTGTGATAGGACTTTCTTCGACATTATCTTCATCACCCCCATCTGCCCCATAACTAAATAAAATTTAAATACAATATTTATTACTAAACATATACAAAACAATTATTATGAAATCAGAAATTTTATTAACTTTAATTAAAGAAGTTGTTAAAAATGAAGTTAAGTTACAGGTAAAAGAAGAACTTGTTAAACTTATCAAATCTGGTGCAGTTACATTAAACTCACAAAAGAAATCATCTACTCCATCATTGAGAGAGATGACAGAAGTTACACCCACATTGGTTAAAAAACAACAACCAGTTCAACAATCACAAAGACCTACAAAGGAATTTTCAAAAGACCCAATGATAAATGAGATTTTGAATATGACACAACCATTTTCATCTGAGCAACGTAGAGAAGGTGCACAGGCGGTTGGAAGTGTATTAGATATGATTAAGCCTGAATTAAGGGTTGATGAAAGTGAATGGGAAACTATGGATTATAGAGAAGTAAACATACCATCCAATACTCCAAACTTTGAATCAACGGGTGATGGATTACAAGATGCTACAATAAAAGCATTGACAAGAGATTATAGAGAATTAGTTAAAAGATTTTAATAATGGCAATAGAATTAGGAAAAATATCCGTAAAGGATTTAATACAAAACCAACATAAAGGTTTAAGTATCGGGTTTTCTAATTCAGATATTGATGGCATATTTCAAAAAAACTATTCTACTAGAAAACAATATGCAGAAAATATTAAAAATTTAATATTAACAAGAAAAGGAGAAAGAATAATGAATCCTTTATTTGGTTGTGATATTCATAGAGTTTTATTTGAACCAATTGTTGAGGGACAAATTGAAAGTAAAATAGAAACAGCAATAGAACAAGCAGTAAATTATTGGATTCCAGAAGTTAATATAGATGAAATTATTTTTGATTTTACCGAAAATGATATAGATAATCATACAATAAATTTTAATATAGTTTTTTCATTAAAAGCAAATCCGGATATAACCGATAACGTAGAAGTATCAATAAAAGAATAATATAAAATGGCAATTAAATCTTTAAATAAGAATTGGGGTAATAATAACAAAGAAATAAATTATGTAGGTAAAGATTTTACCTCATTTAAAGAAAATTTAGTTAATTTTGCAAAAACATATTTTCCGGATAACTATTCGGATTTTTCTGATGCATCCCCTGGAAACATATTCATTGATATGGCCTCATATGTGGGAGATGTTCTTTCTTTTTATCAGGATACTCAATTAAAAGAATCAATGTTAGCTAATGCTAGCGAAAGAAAAAATGTGGTATCAATTGCACAATCTATGGGATATAAACCAAAGTTATCTGCACCAGCTGCTACAACAATAAAAGTTTATCAAATATTACCTTCAAAAAATAATGGTGGAAATTTAGAACCAGATTCTAGATTTTATTTAAAAATCAAAGATGGAATGGAAATAAAATCAACATCAAATTCTAATATAATATTTAGAACAACTGATTCGGTTGATTTTGAAAATCCAATTGATAGAGAAATTGATGTATATGAAAGAGATTCAACGGGTGCACCAACTCAATACCTTATTAGTAAATTAGTAAAAGCAATATCTGCTACTCAAATAGAAACATCTTTTATAATGGGAAATGATGTTGATTATCCATCGGTTTCTTTATCGGATAGTGATATAATACAAATAGTTTCCGTTACCGATTCGAATAATAACAAATATTATGAAGTTCCATATTTGGCACAAGAAAGTGTGTTTGTAGAACAGGCTAATATTTCAAGTAATACAAATTCCGATTTAAATTCTGTGTCATCCATAGTTCCATATATTTTAGAAGTACAAAAGGTACCTAGAAGATTTAGTGTTAAGGTTAATTCAAATAACACTATGGATTTACAATTTGGAAGTGGAGATACATCAATGAATGATGAGCAGATATTACCTAATACAAAAAATGTAGGATTAGGATTGGCAAATTCAGTTAATAGATTGAATCAAGGTATTGACCCTTCCAATTTCTTAAAAACAAATACATTTGGTATAGCTCCTACAAATACAACATTAAAAGTAAAATATTTAGTAGGTGGTGGAATAGAATCAAATGTAAATACAGGAGATTTAGTTAGTATTATTAATATAACATTTGAAGAAGATTTGTTATCATTAAGTGATAATGATTTAAGAGTATATAATCAAGCTAAAACAACAATAGCAGTTGAAAATGTAGAGCCAGCAGTTGGAGGAAGAGGTGGTGAAAGTATTGAAGAAATTAGACAGAATGCATTGGCAACATTTGGTTCACAAAATAGAGCAGTAACACGACAAGATTATATAGTAAGAGCTTTGAGTATGTCTACTAGATATGGTAGTGTTGCAAAAGTATATGTTAGCCCAGATGGTGAATTGGATAATAATTCTCCTGCATCAATTTTAGCTAGTCCTAATAATATTGAAGAATTTACGAATTTAGTAGATTCTATGAAAGGAATGAAAAAATCCGAAATACAAAAGGAGTTAGTTAAATATCTTTCAAACAAAAGAACATCAATTTCGGAAGTAAACAATCCATTTGCTATTAATATGTATGTTTTGGGATATAATGATAATAAAAATCTTACACAATTAAATCAGGCAGTTAAACAAAATCTTAAAACTTATTTAGGTGAATATAGAATGTTGACAGACGCTGTTAATATGATTGATGGATTTATTGTAAATATTGGAGTTGATTTTGAAATTATATGTTATTCAAATTTCAATAAAAGAGAAGTATTAGCAAATTGTTTAACATCTATACAAGAGCATTTTAATATAGATAATTGGACATTTAATAAACCAATAAACATTTCTGAAATAGAATTAATACTTGCTAATGTGGAAGGTGTTATGAGTGTTCCATCGGTTAAAATTAAAAACTTATGTGCGGGGGATGGTAATTATTCTCCAAACAAATATAATATGGATGAAGCAACAAAGGGAAAGATTGTATATCCTTCTTTGGACCCTTGTGTTTTTGAAGTTAAATTTCCTAACAAAGATATCAAAGGGAGGGCCTTATAATGCATAAATTTTTCACATCATCATACGATGCAAGTATATATCTTCAACAACCTGACCAAAATGCAGGTAGAGATGAGATATTAGAAGTAGGTAAACTTTATTATGGTTCTACAATGGATATTGCAAGAACTTTAATTAAATTTCCAATAAACGATGTTTCAAAATCAATAGCAGATAATATTGGAACAGGTAGTTATAGTGTATTTTTAAATCTTAAAGCTGCAAATTCTGAAGAAATTCCGTTGGAATATACAATATATGCAAACGCAGTTTCATCAAGTTGGGTAATGGGTACTGGAACAAAATTTGATAACGTAACCTATGATGGTGTAACTTGGAAATATAGAAATGGAGCAAGTTCAATAAAGTGGGTTAATTATGATACAACAGGTGGTACTGCTATATATCCTACTACTGGTAACACTACTACCGGCTCGAACAATGCAGAGGGTGGTATTTGGTATTTAAGTGGCTCCACATCACAATCATTTAATAATGAAGTGGATGATATTAGAATGGATGTTACTAAAATAGTTAAATTATGGATTAGTGGTACTATTGATAATAATGGATTTATAATTCATCATCATGAAACTGCTTCGACTGACGATGTTGATTATGGTGTACTTAAATTCTTTTCAAAAGAAACACATACAATATATGAACCAAAATTAGAATTAGTTTGGA